ATGCCAACCTTCAAGGGATTTGCTCATCATCTTGCGTATTTCAAGAGCGGTTGCTCTAAAAAGACGTACCATGGAAAAACCTGCCGTAAGACGGCTGGTGGTCGTACTAAAGATCGTGATCACAGAAAGACGTTCCGAGTGAGTCACGCTACTTTGCTTTCTTAGGCTGGTTTGCGGTCATTAACCGAGCATGGCGAGCAGAATACACATCTGCCTTCTTTTCCTTTGCAGTTTTCTTCGTCTCACGACGAGTCTTAGGCGGATCCATGAGGACTAGTTATTAGTCTTCTTAGATTCCGTTTTAGTACATCTTGCCACCGCGGCGGCTCTTGCGGCCACGGCGGGTGCGGCGGCCACCACCAACTGGAGCGGAGTCGCTCGGGTGGAACGGGCTGGAGCTGTTCGGACCTGCATACGACAGGTCGGCGCTTCCTCCGAAGTCAGAGTGGGGCTCGACACCGCCACCCTTGGTCTTGTAGGTCTTCTTGGCCAGCTTAAGCACCTGGCCAAACTTCATGCCCTTGTGGGACTTCATCGTCTTCTTCACGTGCGTCAGCCATGCATTACGCTTTCCACCCTCAGACATTTATTACACTTACAACAAAACTTATTGAAGCCCCCTCGGTTTTTCAACAAACCCAGGGGCGGACCTTGGACTATCAAAAAGAAGCCACTGGCATCCATACGCGAATGCAATCTGAGGATCCAGCGTCTCTTTGCCAAATGTAGGGTCCGGGGCGACAAGGGAAATCGCATTGCGGTTGAAGGCGACCAACTCTGCCTGGTCATGAGGGTGCATTGCCTGTCCGTAGAGAAGACGCCTGACACTGGACTCATTCCACGAGAGGTTGACCAATTGTGTTAGATCGCATCCTTGAACATCAGAGACGATGATGAGGCGGTTCTGGATATCATCAAGCAGAGTGTTGGGAGTCACACCCTTCACAAGGTGACGGCGAACTGTTGTCATGAGACACTCAGCTGCCTGATTGAGAGTGACATTGTTATTCGTATGAGAGACAATGGAGAGGATAAACGGATCTGATGTGCTGTTCCAAGCCTGAATCAGATCTACGCAGACTGAATCGAAAGTCCAGTATTCATATGCATAGTCATATCCAAGATTCTGAGGATTCTTTGCTACACAAGGTTTCCCGTTCTCATCGGCATAGAGATGGACTTCCAAAAGGCGACGTCCGCTTGCAATAACATCCTTCACGTCTTCAAAGACACCTCCCGTGACATAATAATCGCAAAGGCGCTTGCGATCTGTGAGTTGAACTTCCGTATGAGTGGTCTCGTGCCAGACAATGTATCCGAGTGTCCCTGCAAGTGCTAGAGCGATTGCTGTCTCCATTACTTCTTGCTAGGTATTTTTGGGACTCTGAATAACAACTGACGAAACCCATTGATAACATCGTCAGGAATGCGTTCCTCCATAGGGATCTCCATCAAGCAGCACCGGTGAAAGTACAGACAATACATCCCACACTCTGAATCCTTGAACTGATGCCGTGTCGCATTAAATGTCATCTTCATGGGCTGCGAGTGCTTCTTTGTGGCATCCCATTGCTCCTTCCAGCGTCGCATAAGAGTTTTGATTTCGGCTTCAGGAGCATGTGCATAGGAGTCAAAGTAGGTAATGCGAGGGTATTCAAGTTCCTCCCGAACGTCGCAAAATAAAGCAATCCAATGTTCACCAGGTCCATCGTGAGGATCTGTGTTGAACACAATTCCAATCTGCTCATGACCCTTCTTCGCTAACTCGGGTAGCTTCATCTTGCAAAGAGAACTCACTAGACATTGCTGCGTCTCTGACTTGAGATCAAAGTCAATCGGAATACAACCAACAAAGAAGTACTTTGGGAAAAGCTCTGTGTAGTTCTTTTCCACGTGGTCAATATCGTCAGAGGACAGCCATTCATACCGATTGATTGTCCACTCCTTTGGAGCCTTGGGACGCTGCATCAGGGACGATACAATGCATTCAGCAGATCCAGTGGAGCACTTGTCATGCAAACGATGTTGGATGTTCGTCCACATCTCTTCTGTTGTTCCCTTTGAGATCGGTTGCTCCTTTGGGTGTTCCTTGTTGTAGACCGATCGAAGCCGATTCACCTCTTCATCGTCAAGCCACGACATCCTTGGTTTAAAACGGATACTTTTAAACCAGGAAAGATGCAACTCACAATGGATAAGCTTAAGCCCGTCCTCACCCAATACGCAGATGTCACCCGCCGCCTCAACGATGTCAACAGCCGTGCGTCTGAGCTTCGCGATCAGCGTCGTACTATTGAGCTTGATCTTACTGCTCTGTACGCAACAACTCGAGAGGAACTCCCTAATAAAATTGAGCTTTCTAGTTCTGGTATGGTGTTTAGTGTCAAACGTCCAAACGAGTGGAAAAAGGGTTGGACGCTTTCCAAGAAGGAACTGAAGCAGTACCTGGATGAACTACTGCCTGAGCATGGAGAGGATTTAATGAATGAGATTGTTAGGCGCCAAGAGGCTAAGATGGTAGAGAAGGACTATGGTTTTGAGCTCAAAGTTACGGCTAAGCGAGACTGATCCTCCTTGAGGGTTTCTTCAATCTCTCGTAAGGTGCGCTGAATTTCTGCTAATTGCTGTTTTGCTTGGTCCAAGTTTTCACGAGGGAGAAACCCACTTCGGATCCTTGACACCGTACATACGAACGAGCCGTGTGTGCTGAGCAGTCGAGTCGCCAAAGTGAACAGGGGCTTCACCATCAATGATATGAACTTACTCAACACATTATTTTTAAATGCTACGTCCCACAAGGGTCCTCAGTACCCGTCGTCCACCCGTTCGACGAAGTAGTTCAGGAGTTTATCTGACATATCACGAACACTGAACTCCCAGACACCACTCCAGTTGGGTCGTAGGATTTTGCGGACATCCTTGATGCCATCCAGAATGGCGTGGCGGTCGACATACTTGCGATTCACATGAGTTCCATGATAGAGGTGATAGACGGCACCAGATGTACAGCTGATCTTCGGCTTGGGCTGCTTGTCAAACTCTTCATAGGCAGGGACAAGTGCAGGTTTCAGATAGGTGGCTGGAAACTTGATCCCCAACCATGCAGCAGCAGAAAGCGTATCTCCACTACCGGTGATTCCATATTCAAAGAACCCCACTTTGCGAAACCACTTGCGAGTGAACGCCCAGGCAAATCCTGGATGAAGTTTATGGTCAAATGTCTTTTTCTTATCCATGTAGATTACGGACTCGCGGATCTGTGTGACCTTTGTATACGTCAGATCCATCCAGACCGCAGTGGTGAAGGGTTGGATCACATCGTTGTCATTCAAGGCACCAGAGACTTCAGAATACCAGTCAGGGTTTCCAAAGATGATGTCTGCATCCATAAACATCACTTTCGAATAATACCAGGGAATCATTGCTTCCAGAAGGGTGCATAACCTCTCCTTGTGGAACATATGGGACTTACCCCAGACGTGAAAAGCATCCTTGATCTCTGGCTCACTCTTGTAGAACACTAACTCAAGAGTGTAGTAGGGGATCTTTGCAAGCTTCAATTTTTCGATTGTGTACAGATAGTTCATCAACATACGCTTGGACTTTGCAGGGTTAAAGAAGACAAACCCGATTGCCATATCTTTCTTCCACGCACTTCTGTATCGCACAGTAGATACATCAATAAAGCCACCTGCATGAACTTTGGGCGGTGCATCTGGCAATGCCGTATACATCATGGACTGAGCGGCTCCCATTGTGTAGAAAAACGGATAAAAGATTAGGAAGGAAACCATAAGCATGGATACTTATTCACCTTACAATCCGAAAAACCGATTCTTTACTGAAAAGGATATTCATCGCGTCCTTCATCGACACGGACTTCCTCACTACCGAGTTGCAAACCAGAAGATCTTTCAGATATCTATGGTTCACACAACCTATGTAAAGCGTGGCGAATATACTACTCCTGATGGACGACCGGCGTCTCTTGCTCCGTGTCCATCTGGCGTAATGCCGCTTCAAGATGAATCGTATGAGTGCCTTGAGTTTGAAGGTGACTCAGTGTTGGGTGTCTGTGTAGCAACCTACTTGCGAAGGAAGTACCCTGACAAGAAGCAGGGCTTTCTCACAGATGCCCGTAAGGAACTCGTAAACAATGAACGGATCGGTGCACTCTGCCAGCAGGTGGGTCTGGACACCTTCTATGTCATCTCTCGCCACAATGAAGAGTCTGTTGCAATCAACGGCCGCAAGAATATTCAGAAACTCGGAGACATCTTTGA